CGCCAAGATAGGTGACCTGCCCAAACTCTCCACGGCCATCGGCATAGTTCGCCGCGGGATCGAGCGCAAAGACCTGCAGACCCTCGACAAACTGCACGAGTCCTTCTCTGGTGTGGCCCTCTCGCCCGACCGACCCGAGGACAACATTATCACCGGGGACTTCAGAACCTGGGTCGAGGGCGAAATCGTCCCCAGGTTCAACCTGATCCACTGTGACTTTCCCTACGGTATCGACGCAGATAACTTCCCACAAGGAGGAGCAGCTTCCCATGGCGGATATCTTGACACTAAAGAGACGTGGTCTCAACTTATTGGAGCGCTCGATGTTGCTACTAGGCGCATCACCGCCCCCTCGTGCCACCTCATGTTCTGGTTCGCAATGCGACGAGGAGACGAGCGACTCTACGAGCCCACAGCTAAAGCCCTTGAACGAATGGGCTGGGACATTAACCCCATGCCCCTCGTCTGGCTCAAAAGTGACGGAACTGGCATCATCCCAGACCCCGAGCGAGGCCCCCGTCAAGTTTACGAGACCTGCTTTATTGCATCTCGGGGAGACCGCAAAATTGTTAAAGCTGTTGCAAACGCATATAGCGCTCCAACGGTTTCAGAGAGACATATGTCTGAAAAACCAGAGCCAATGCTACGGCACTTCTTCCGGATGCTCGTGGACGAGAATACAGTTATGCTCGACCCCACCTGTGGAAGTGGAAGTGCACTGCGAGCGGCTGACTCCCTGGGTGCAAAATATGTGCTCGGTCTTGAGATCAATGAGGAGTTCGCCGGGCTAGCCCGCGACGCACTAAGTCGTGCACGAGCGCTGAAGCGCGCAGAGGAACGGGCCGCGAGTTAAAGAGCCATATGTTAAAACTGAATTTTTTCCAACTTTGGGAAGTGACCTAGTGTCGTACAAAATTGCCCTCGTCGGAGAAGCCTGGGGAGAGCACGAAGAACGTGAGCGTGCTCCCTTTGTCGGCCCGGCGGGCTGGCAGTTAAACACTATGCTGCGCGAGGCCGGGATCGTGCGGGCAGAGTGTTTCCTGACCAACGTGTTCAACTTGCGTCCCCGGCCTACCAACAAGATCGAGAACTTATGTGCAACCCGTAAGGAGGTACGTCATGCGCTCCCGCCGCTATCATCTGGCAAGTACATCCGTGATGAATTTCTCCCTGAACTCGAAAGACTTTACGCAGAACTTGCTGCAGCTAATCCAAATGTCATTGTCTGCCTCGGGGGAACTGCCTCCTGGGCAGTACTACGTGACGGTAGAATATCGAAACTTCGTGGGACAGTCACGAGTTCCCCCATTCTGGCAGGCAAAAAGTGCCTCCCAACCTTCCACCCCTCCTACATCCTCCAAGGAGGATACGAAGCCCGACACGTCACAGTCCTCGACCTCCAAAAAGCCAGACGAGAGTCAGAGTATCCCGAAATCCGTCGCCCTATCCGTACCGTCTACACCGAGCCTCTTATCGGCGATCTCGAGTGGTTCTACACCAACCACATAGAGCCATCCTCTCGGATGGCAGTTGACATCGAGACCCGGGACGAGCGCATCACTTGTATAGGGTTCGCCCCGGCCACGGATGTGGCCCTGGTAGTTCCCTTCGAGGACCTGCGCAAGACAGGCGGGAACTACTGGGGCTCCGTCGAGGCTGAACTTGCCGCGTGGGACTGGGTAAGACGTACGTTGGGTTCTCCGGTGAACAAGGTGTTCCAGAATGGACTTTTTGATCTACATAGACTGTGGAGGACATACGGTATTCCAGTTAGAAACTGCGAGCACGACACTATGTTACTCAGTCATGCCCTTCATCCAGAGTCTCCCAAGGGACTTGCCTTTCTGGGTTCTGTGTACACTGACGAGTCCGCCTGGAAACTCAACATCCGACTCAAGCACAAAGGAACCATAAAGAAGGAGGAGTAACATGATCCGGCCAGTTCCTAAGAAGAACTTCCCCTTGCGAGCCTTCCGAGACCTCCGAAACTTCGGTCGTCCCACACAGAAGGCTATCAACCACATCCAGATGGCTCGGCGTAACAAGCGCATCAAGATAACCCTCGCCCCTATCAAGGGAGTCTGACATGCCTATCCCTGCCGCTATTCTTGCCCGGATCATCAGCAGCCTGGGTGTGGCCGCGGCCGAGGGCGAGGAAGGCTCGGTCCTGTCCCGACTCGCCGCGCAAGCGGGCATCCACCTCGAGGGTGAGGACGAGAACGATCTTAAGATTACTATACCCGTGGACAGTACCGCCATCCACGAGATTGGCTACGATGGACAGGGCATAATCAGTGTGACCTTCCGTCGAGGTGGGTCACTCACATACGAGTTCTCCGGCACGCCCGAGGAGTTCCTGGCGTTTGCTCTGTCCCCCTCGAAGGGCACCTTCTTCAACGAGCACTTCAGAGACCGCGCATGAAGTCCACCCGCACGGACCTGCTCGAGCCCGGCTGGCCTAAGTCCGAGACCGAACGTCTCTGGATATACAACGGCCTGGACTGCTGTGTGACCCTCGAGGTACTCGAGGCCCTGCTTCCCCAGCTCGACAACCTTACCACGAGTACCTATGCGCTCTCGCGCAATCTCCAGGGGCCAGTCCTGGAAATGAACATGAGAGGAGTACTCATAGATGAACGCGCGCGCCAGCAAGCCATCGACAATTATCGAAGTGACAGCGACCGACTTGAACGGAACCTCTACCGTATTGTTCACGAGGGCGTTGGATATGTCGACTTCAGAGATTCGGGAAAGACTAAAGCCTGGCGATCCAACAGCCATGTCGCGGCTCTGCTCTATGATGTACTGCGTCTCCCAGAGGTCCGCAAGCGAAACGACCGAGGCGAAATGGCCCGCACCGTCAACAGAGATGCTCTTGAGCGCCTTCAGATACACTTCATTGGGCAGCCAATCATATCCCATATCCTTACTCTTCGAGACTTTGGTAAGAAAATTGGAGTCCTTCAAACGAAGATTGATCGCGATGGCCGCTTGCGTACCTCATACAACATTGCAGGAACGACGACTGGTCGCTTCTCATCTAGCCTCAATGATTTCGGAAGTGGAGGAAATCTGCAAAACATCGAAGAGCGCCTTCGCAAAATTTTCATCGCTGACCCAGGGATGAAGTTTGCTAACATCGACCTCGAGCAGGCCGACTCCCGCAACATAGGAGCCTTGTGCTGGAATGTCTTCCGTGACCCGAAATACCTTGACGCCTGTGAGAGCGGTGACCTCCATACGACTGTCGCGAAAATGTCTCGGCCCGAATTGCCTTGGACCGGAGACCCTAAAGGAGATAGGCAAATTGCTGAGCAGCCCTACTACCGCCACTATGGGCTTCGTCATATGTGCAAGGTGCTCGGGCACGGTACTAATTATATGGGAAGTCCGTTCGAGATGTCCAAGCACACGAAGATCGACCAGTCGATCATCAAAGAGTTCCAAGCGCTCTACTTCCAGACGTTCCCGGCCATCCCGAGGCTCCACGGGTGGATAGCTCAGCAACTGCTGGACACCGGGAACCTCGTAACGCCCTTCGGTCGTAAGCGTTGGTTCTTTGGCAGGCGCGACGACAAGGATACTCTCAAGCAGGCCGTCGCACACATGGGCCAGTCGATGACGGCTGATGAAATGAACTTTGCCATGTTGGCGCTATGGCGCCTCGACATAGTAAACATTATGTTACAAGGTCACGACTCAATACTAGTCCAATATGCAGAGGATAAAGAAGATGAGATCATACCACGCGTACTCCAAGCCATGAGAGTCCCGCTCGAACTAGAAGGGGGCCGGCAGTTCACAGTTCCGCTCGATGTAAAGGTCGGGTGGAACTGGGGTCTAGCCAACGAAGAAAACGCCGACGGACTCTCGAAGTGGCCTGATGCTCGCACCGGCAGGACCAAGACGGCTGGGTAACTGGGTAGACACCTACATGGAGTATACGGAGATCCTTCCGTCTCCTCCATTGTTCCGCAAGTGGGCTGCCATATCCGCCGTAGCTTCAGCGGTTGAACGTAAGATCTGGGTTCGGACCATGGGCTCCGACCTATACCCCGGCTTGTACATCATCCTAGTAGGCCCGCCCGGGGTCGGCAAGGGCCAGGCCATACACCCTGCGGAGTCTCTCCTCCGCGAGGTCCCAGATCTCCAGGTCGGCCCGTCGGACATGACCACAGCATCGCTGATCGACGCCCTGCACGCTGCGGTGCGCCGGTTCATTCTCCTGGGCAACCCACCCTTCGTGGAGTTCAACTCCCTAACTGTCATCTCTCGTGAGCTAGGAGTACTCATTCCCTCCTGGGAAACCTCCCTCATGAACAACCTAACGGATATCTACGATGGATTTACAGTGGATCAGAAACGACGCGGAAAAGACCTACACATCAAGATCAAGGCTCCACAAATTAACCTTCTGGGAGCGTGTACTCCTTCATATCTTAACGAAGTCCTGCCTGCTGGAGCGTGGGACCAAGGTTTCATTTCGCGAACGTTCCTCATATATTCGGGTGACAGAGTGGTACGAGATCCATTCGCGGAGGACTCCCAAGGAGATCTCACCGAGCGACTACGTGGAGACCTCTTTCACGATCTTAAGACGATAGCCCAAGAGTACGGCCAGATGAAGTTCACTACGCCCGCCGCGGCCGCACTGAAGGCCTGGATCGCGAACAAGTGTGCGCCCGAGCCCAGCCACCAGAAGCTCCAGTTCTACAACGCCCGCCGGATCGCACACCTCCTCAAGCTGTGTATGATCTCGAGTATCTCTCAGTCGGGCGAGAAGGTGATTGGCCTGGAGCACTACCGCGAGGCCATGAACTGGCTCGTCGAGGCCGAGACGT